AGAATCTTATCACCTCTAAGCTCCGTTGCATCAGCCACAGGTTTAGGGTCGATAGGTAAGTGATCAAGTCCTGGTACTGCAATGGCATCGTTTATGTTATGGAGTCGAGTATCCTTAAGATCAATCTCCCCTCCACTACCCAACCAAGTGTCGAGCGAGCGTTGAGAGAAAATAATCATTACAGGGTCGCCTTTCGCTATTGGAAAGACAATACCCCTCCCTCCAATTCGAGGAAATACGATAGGTACATCGTCCACTAGTGCGCGAGAGACGAGTTCTTTAGTGTCAGCCCTCAACCTTTTAAATGCGAACCTTATCGTGGCCTTCTGTGTTTCAGAGTCATACTCCTCCACTGTACCAGGCATACAGGTGTTGAGTTCCACTTGGTTTGCCCGAATTGCAGCTAGGATTAGATCAGTCAGTTGGGGGGTTTCTTCACCTACTTGAATTGCGTATGTCATGCTAGTACCTCCCCGGTGTTTATTGTCAGACTCGCATCAATCGGAGGTGCCGGGGTTAGTTCTAGAGTTACAAGAAAATCACCGGACCAGGAGTCACCTTGATACTTAGCAGTTTGTATCAAGTAAATGCCGGACAGTCCAGGTTCTAGCGTTGCAAGATCAACATAATTATTCGGTCTTAGGTCCGGGTCGATCAGGGCTTGCACCACTAGTAGACTCCCTCTAATGCGAGGTCTACCAACCATTCCAGTCGATCTAGATAGGAGGACGATATACTCGCGTTTGGGTTTCCTATCTTTAGGTGCAATAACTCCACCTTCATCTTGCATGTTGAAAACAAAACTATAAGTGGAGGATAGGTCTTGAATGTTCTTTATTGGGTCGCCTGTAAAGGTTCGAGCTAAGGGTAAGGTCGCAATAAGGGGAACGTCTACGGTTACAGAGAGTCCGGCAGCTTTAAGTAATTCTTTTACAATGTCGCTGACCAAAGTACCTGCCGGATACTTCTTTTCAAACGTCACCGCTTTTAATTCTTTAACACTATCTTCAGCCGTTATTTCGGTAATCCATTCAGGAGGCTTATGCGTGGATACAACATTGCCAGTACCTCGGAAAAGAATTTTCTCTCCCGAGGTCTGAAACCCAGCACGTAAGACCACCTTGGTAAGAGGACTACCTTCGGCAGTACGTGATTGAACGAGGTCGCGGCTATCTCGGGACAGATTATAAATGGAGATTTTTGCCGTATTTTCTGAAGACTTCGCAGTCTTTGTAACGTTAAAAGCAATGCGTAGGTTTTTTATATCTATCTTTTTTCCGATAGCCAGGTTCGTGATTGTTGCTGATACTAGGCGACCATAGCTTTCTGTTTCCATTATCCAGCCTCGACATAATAGAGTTTAATATCTGTACCGAGGTTAAATCTGTCAGGTATTGCACTATTGGAAGCTAAGGCTATCAACGTCCCAGGCCATTTATTAGGGTTTCTGTTTTGATAAAGGATAGGAAATTCGAGGACCAGCGGAACCCCTGATTCAATAACATTCCCCTGATTGTCACTTATATCAATGACCCATAGTTCGGTACGGTTCGTCCACCGGAAATAAAACTCATAGCTATTTCCTTCTAGGTCGATGAAGAACCTGAAGGCAGGAGTAGAAGGAGTTAGAGGTATGTTTATTGTTGCCATTAGTCTATTACTCCTAAGTCTTGAAGGACACTCTTACCTTGTTCAAATGCGAGACTTCCTTCTTCTTCTTCCTTACCTGTCTTACCTCCTTGGTCTGCCGCTTCGGTAGCCGATGCGTTAGCAGGGTCAGCTATTTGACTTTCACCTTTCTTCTGCTTAAAAGCTTTAACAGTGACTATTTTTTGTAATGTCATGTTAAATCTAAGTGAATCCCCTGTCTGTTCGTTTTGTTCAAAGGATAGGGAGTTTATCACCATGTCTTTGTAAAGAAGGTCGGAAAAGTAAGTCCTGATCTTAAACAACGTACCTTTCTCAAATGCTCGCGTAAGTCCCAACATTGCCCTTTTCGGGAACTCGGGGTCATTCTCATTTCTCACAGTCAAGAGTTGAGTGAAGTTCGCTTTTTTCAAGTCAGGTGTCTCGTCGTCGCCAGCTACCGCACTGGCAAATGCAGAAGTAAATGCTGAAGCGAAAGTAGCTGACAGTCCTTGAAACTGACCAGTAGAAAGTGCGGCACCTGTCAATAAACTAGATGCGATTGTTAGTAGTTGTTGAGAAGGTGATTCTGAGATAAACCCCGTTATTTGTAGGACAGTAGGGTTGGCTTGAAAGTGATCAGTTATCGTACCTCCACCTTCTACGGGGTACTTAGAAATGTTCGCACCTAAATTAGTTTGCAGTGAGATAGTCGCATCTACAGGAAACTCTTTTTCGTCACGGGTCACAGGGTCCGTGAAGGAAAAGACTGTCGCTCTACTTAATTTATTTTTTAATGCAGCTACCATTTATTGCTCCATTGGGCTTCGCAGAATTTCTAAAGCGGTCCTATGCGCGTCTTTGTTTAGCTTGCTCAACATTTCAAAGGTGCCATCGGTACTCTCGCCACCTCTTAGCCCAACATGGTTATCTTGTTTGACTGTAATGTTGCCGATGCCAAATAATTTCAAGGCATCATTTGCAGCTTGGACTGTATTGCCAGACACTAGGTTTGCCGCAATACCTACCGTAGTACCTACCGCTGCAACGCTATCAAGCAGTGGTTTTAAATTCTGAATAAGATTCTGTATTCGGATAAAGGCACCGTCTATAAAATCGTAGACAAGATCTCGAAGGAAACTAAAGAATGTACCTATTACAGACTTACGGCCTTGGAATAGCGCGATAAGATCATCAATCAATAGGTAGATGCCTGTTATAGCGATTCCTACTGGTCCCGTCCAGGTTAGTATAGATAAGAACAGACCTCGGCCAAGCCATCGCAAACCGGAACCGAACTCATTTACAAGTTCAACACCTTGGGCAAACACTTCGATAAAGTTTGAGAAACTGAATGTGACACTCGAAAGGAAAGGCAACACACTTCTCACAAGTGCTCGACCTAATCTAAAGAATGCATCGTTTAAGTTCGACAATCTACCTCGAAGGGTTTTCGAAATACTTACCATTCGACCTTCAAACATTCCACCGTTTGAAGTCATTTGAATTAAGGCATCGTTAATTATTTTGAAACTTATTTGGCCGTCTTTAGCCATTTTCCTAATTTCAGTACCGGACTTCTTCAACTGTTTTTGCAGTTGTTGAAATATAGGAATTCCGGCCATCGCAAACTGTTTTAAATCTTGCGTGTATGCGCGGTTGTTTGCTCGAATCTGAATTAAGTTGATAAGCATACGGTTAAGCTTATCGGCACTACCGCCTGTTACATCACCTAACCGTCCCAGAGTTGGGATGATTTCTTTAGCTGCAAAACCGCCAGCTAATAGTTGGATACCGAGGTCTTCTAGTTGAGGTATTTCAAAGGGTGTCTTTGACCCGAACTCAGCTAAGTCCTTAAGCATTGACCTAGCTTTATCCGCTGACTTTAAAAAGCCTTCGTATTCAACTTGAGCTACTTCTTCACCCATGCCAGCACGAAGCGCGGCACCTACTCCTGAAAGTGCTGCAATACCTCCTCCGGCAGCTAAACCAGCGGCAGGTCCGGCACCAAGTCCTAAAGCCCGAGCGGCAGCGAAGGTTTTAAACCCTCCCATGCCAGCGTTGGACTTAGCGACTTCACCTCGATAATTTCTAACGGATTTGTTTAAACCCCTCCAAGCTGTTCGGATGCGATTAACTTTATTAACTTCACCTTTAGCAAACTTGGAGGAGTGCATTTTAACATCGACGATGTTTTTCTTCAGCGACCTAACCTGCTTTATGGCAGCTTTAACTTGACTCGAATCGACCTTGTAGGTCCATTTCGTGACAAGCTCTTTAATAATTTGCGCCATGCCTAAGCCTTCCTCCCTGTATTGGTGTTCCGCAAGTGAAAGGCTTCGGCATCCGACTCAAGGTCGAGGGCTTCATTCGCGTCAGCCAGGTCGTTTAAATCCCAATAAGTGTTGACCTCATGCAGCGTAGTGATTTTCGCAAGTATGGGCCTCCACTTATAGAAATTTATGTTCATCTCATTCGGCTTGTAGTGTTTACCATGAGCGGGTCCAGAAGTTAGTCTTCTGACTCGCTTCCTCCTAAAAAATCACCGTACTGATGCCTCAATACATGAAACATTAAGAAGTGGAGTTCACCAATTCTACCTCTGAAATGTTCGTTAAAATCTAAATCTCCCCCATTGACTTTAACCCCCATACATATCTGCCTCGCGTATGACGTATATTCTTTGGGGTCTAGTCTGTCTATAATCTTGCGAGCGAATTCTTCGATAACAGCGGAGTCTGTGTCACCTACCTTACTGTCTTCGTCGAATAACTTGCCTACGGTTTCTCCCCCGTCTTCACTCATGAAAATGGAAACAAACCCTTCACCGAAAGTTTTTGTCAGCCAGACAAAGATTTCTAAGGATTTATCCACTCCCCATGAGCCGATAATGTACGTGTTTTTACCTTTGGTATAACGTGTGGGTTCCTTCATCTTACAATGTTCCTCCTGGTTTCATAATTAACTGACCAGTTTCTAGGGTCCAAACCCTATCGCCTAGGTCTTTTCCATATTCTACAGTTGGGGGTTGTTGTACCCAACATTCAGCGGCACCTACAACTGTAGTACCGTTGGCATCAATGATACCAAAGACAAACTTCCCTGCATTTAGTGGACTTTCATCGGCAAGTAACTTCCCAGAGAGGAAGTCATTTGTCTCTGAAGTTTGGAGCAAGGTTAGCTCAATTGTTCCAGAGAAGTCGTTGCTTTTTGCTCTGGCAGTCTCACCCGATGCGCCAGAGACAAGGTTCCAAGTTTGATTGTTTCGAGACACTGATATAAAAGTGCCATCGGCAAAGCCTTGAGCTATGTGACCTCCAAGGTTTACCGTCACTTTTTTAGGATCGTAATCTTTAGCCATTTTTTAAACTCCTTATGATAAAGTCACAGTACCTTGGACGTTAATTTTCTGAATAGCTCCTGCTAGTACTCCGGTGAACGTTGCATCGTTCAGTATTCTATTCTGCTTATCTGCGTTTGAAACATCAAGAATATCTGGGACCGTTGCAGTTGGTTCAACATCTAAGCTCAAGATACCTTGGTTTTGAGCTAGTGTTAAGCGGTTAAGCATAATTGATCTAATCTGAGAAAGACCGTTGGAGTCGTAAGGTACTTTCGGTGATTGAACAAGCAGTTCGTAAAGATCAGCGGTCATATTCACTTGTAACCAGTCAAGGCCACGAATAACGTCAATCCACTCGAAAGGTGAGTCTGAGACTTTGCCTTCTTCTGTGATGTTAACGCTAGCCACTGTATCATAAGTGTTTGCAGCTTTACCGAATGCAGCATTCTTCTGAGAGTCTAGTAAGCTATCGACTGTTACACCGCTAACTGTTTTATAAGCCCATGTGATTGAACCGGGGTCTGTAGGAAGCTGACCGCCTATAACACCCATGTCTAGGTACTCGGCATCGAGTGCGTGATACCAGATTGAAGTTCGAAAGTTTGCTTTAGCTTGTGTGATACTTGCAATGTCTGTATCGTCAGCCGCATCAAGGATTTTAGAGTCGTCACTTTGAGCGAAGAACAGTTTAGGGTTGGTAGCTCCTAGTGCTTGGATGTAGTCAGACACCTCTGTAATGTCCGCGTCCAATCGAGAGAAAATACATAGTGCATACCAATCATTGTCTTCATCAATCGCTTCAGTCAATGACTCGGAAATAGTACCAGCTTCATCGGGGTATTGAGTAGTAGCTACTGTACCCACAGGCTGAGATGCACCTAAAGTAACAACAGATGCAAGAGTGTGTGCATCGTTATCAGCGAAGGTAACAGTGATCTCCCGAGTGTCAGTTACCGTTGCCGTTGTTACGCTGGCATCGGTTTGAATCTCGGCAGCTACAGCGGCTAAGGTTGTTGCCTGATCTGTAGTGAAAACTACAGGAGTTAGGTCAACACCGTCCACTGTACTTAGGATTGAGTTAGACGCTACAAAATCCGCATCGAAAGTAAGTGTCATGATTTGCACCACGGCAGACTTTCGTTTGATTGCGGTTAGCTTAGTTGGAGCAAGTTGTTGCCCAAAGTAAGCGGCAGCGGCAGCTAGAGTATCCGCTCCTGCAAAGGTATCAGCGGCTACTTCCGAATAACTTGAATAGATTTTGGTTCTATTCTGAAACCCTGCGTCCTCACTTAAGAATGCTCCGGTTCCAAAACCAGCCCTTGAAGGAGTCGCAGTAAGCCGACTAATCTGTACGTTTACGATATTTTGTAAAGAACCCATTTTCTCGAAACCTCCTTATGGTTTTGAAACGGATATACTAACTGAATTTCCACTTACATTGCCTAAGACGTTGACCGTTGCGATTTCACCACTATCAATCGACTGTACGATAGCGGTTGACAATGTAAAGCCTAGACTTGCCCTCGACTCTGTAGTCGTGTTCAAGTTTTCGCTTAAATCTGTAACAGTACCATAGTCGATTACTCTGCAAGTGATGGCACTTAGCAAGTCGATAACCTCGGGGTAGTCGAAACTAAATCTCATTTCTTGAAGTATCGACCAGGCATCGTCGTCACCGTCCCATCTACTACTTGCATCGGATATCGCTATCATCTCGCAGCTAATTACTCTCTGTCCTCTAAGCGTTTCTACTCCTAAGTCGTCTACCCTTCTTTCATCGAAGCCAATGGTGTCGATGTTTGCGATAGGTTGGTAGGCGATATAAGGTAGCTCAGGTCGAGGAGCATTCTGTCCCATGTAGTAGGTGTTCATGCCTGGAAGGATTAGTTCAATCCAATCCTTAAAGAAAGTGTTTAGCTCCGACCTTTTCTGCTTTAGAACGTTTATAGCCATTCGTTAATCCCCATCATACAGGCGAAGAATTACGCGGTAGTGTTGAAGTGACAAGTGCTGCCACGACTCCACTCTTACTGGCTTATATTTTACACCCTCTACTGTTATTAAGTCTCGGGTTGGATTTGTTGAATCATCACTATTTTGGTAGACGATTTGAGGGGAGTACATTAAAAGCATTCTTTCAATGCGACTGCCTGTTACGTCCATGATTTGTTCTTGCTCTATAGTACTATAGGGCTGGACACTGGCGTACATTTGAAATGTTGAATCTAGGGAGTAGCTGTAAATGCCATCGGTGTAACTCCCTGTATATCTCTCAACTGTTACTTGAGTACTTCCAAGTGAAAACTTGGCAAAATTTATCATTTCAACCTCCTTAGCTCTTTTTCTATGCGCTTAAAGGTGGAGGTGAGTCTTAGGTTTCTTGATTTAGGTAAGTGGACTCTAAAGCCCACGGCATTGATCATTGCCCTTGTAGCCAAGAGAGGACTGCTTCCCTGCCGAAGTCTTCGCTTCCTTCTAATAGTAGAAGGTGCATTCGGAGGAGTCCGCAAGGTGCGAATTTCCTGCCTTAACCATTTGACAAGTCTTTGGCCTTGTTTCTCAAGCATTCCTTCCAGGCTAATACCTAGTCCTCGACTTGAGTAAAGCTTGCGAACGTGAGCAACGGTTTGTTTGAAATATTGATCTTGACGTTTTTTCAACATGGGACCAAGTGTTGGCCTTGCAACGTGTCCTAGTCTACCTGAAGGAAACTCATTATATGCAGCGTAAGATGCGATAGCAGTCTTGCCATCAGGCATTTGCTTCGCTTCCGGAAAGTGGTACCCCACTGTTACACTGGCGCCATTTCCTATCTTTGAGATTTGCTCAAGGATAGCCTTCTCGCCTCGGTCTATTTCCTGAAACGTTATTTTTGGTTCAAGCATACCAACCTCACAGTACGAGAGGGGTTGGCTTAAACGTCTTCATCAAATAAACGAACTCAGTGCCATATTTGGTTTGAAGTAGCCAAAGCTTAGTGCCGGGTACAGTACCAAGATAAGGCTGGGCACCTCTAACTTGCGTTAGATCACCAACCTTCTCTGTGGTTATTGCACCTACTGAAGTATCTGGACCCCCAGCGTCAGGTTCTTGAGTGTCGTCTAAAGCGTAGTGGTGTGCAACAAGTAAAGCCAGCCCTCTAGTGTACTTTCGGTCTGGAAGACGTGAAGTTTTCCCACTTAGATAGGCATCACTAAGTTGAGACTTCAAGGCTTCGAACTCTACAGAGTCAGAAGTTCTTGTAGCATACTTACTGTTTGTCATTACATCGACATAGCTTTTTGTTACATCCGCAATTGCCAAGACTATTCTCCTGTCAATCCGTCAAGGTCCATTTCCTTAATCTGCTTCCTAATCGCACCGCGAAGTGGACCTTTATGTTTAGGGTCTGCTTCCCAATCACGAAGTAGCTCAACATCAAAGGTTTTTTGAACCATTTCAATTGTAAGCTTGGCCTTTTCATCAGTAATGACAAGAATCTCTGAATTGATCAGGCCATCAACCGATTTCTTGAAACCACTATCCATTAGGCGGTTCCAGCGCTTGGGGTCAACAAGGTTGACCCCAGGCATGAGGTATAGATTTCCAATAGATCTAGCTCTAGGCTCTCTGTTATCAACTAACATACTTAACTCCTGGGTTTCAGTGTGTGACCACACAAAATTTATGTGATCACACAGGATTCACTTAGACACCATTCGCTTGCGCGATTGATTTCGGATAGTAAATGATTGTGCCGGCCGTGCGCTGGTGCACTGGTACACTGTACATAAGGCCATTTTCTTGAACGCTCAAGAACTCAGTGTCCTGAGGCACTTCAAGCGTTAGCTTGTCTGGACTTGGGTTGTACAGGATAGCGCAATCAGTGCCATCGTAACCTCCGGCAGGAGCGGCACCGGATAGCTCATAGTTTGGAACTATAGAGTTAATCCAAGGGTTACTCTTTAGCACGAAGTCAAGGATAGTAGTGTCACTAGTGCTAGAACGCGGAGTTGTAGCAATGTGAGTGTACTGTTCTTCGGGAATCATTAGGCGAGTGCCAATTTCCACACCGTTCGAAATCGAGCGGATTGTCGAAGTCATCTGTGAGATGTCAGTGATGATTTCGTCAGGTGTTTTCGCGGTCCACTGTGTTGAACCTCCGGCACCTGTAGCGATTGTCACCGCGTTGACGTTGGAGTTGTTGATGAACGGAGGAATGTCAGTTCCAGGTACACCGCTGGCGCTGTTTCCATGCCATGCGATCTTGTTTTCCAATTGCAGCATTTGACGACGAGCGGCATTTGCCATCTTTTGGTCTAGAGGCTTATTTGCGTAACGTGCAGCACGAATATCCTGCAAACTATAGCCAAAAGATACACCCATAGAGTAGATCTCTCGGGTAGTTTTCTTGGCAGTGACATTTACCGCTGGGAGGTCGGTTGCATAGCTATGAATTAGCTTTGCCATTCCCACATGATCCCAGGTGTAGTACGACACTGTCTCAGCACCACTGTCAGCACTAGAATCGAGAGGTATGAGCTTGCGAGCCAACAACTCCGGATAAATCACATCGTACGTTTTCGCCTTAACGCTTTCAAGTTCATTTTCAAAGAAGACCCCGGCTTGCGCATCGAGGTTTACATATTTTTGCCTACGCATCTATAAATCCCCCTACCATAGTTCGATAATTAAAAGATCGCCATCGGCAGCGGCACTTGTCTTAGCCGTTCCAAAAGCTAAAGTAGTGGTAGCTCCAACAACCGCTCCGACTTTACCAGTCGCAGGGTCATAGGCTACGCTTGCACCAACAGCTAGTGCTGCATTTGCTATCGCGTAGTAGCGACCCTTGTAAAGAACAGGTAGTTGACCTTCTTCTTCGTAAACGAAGGCAGCGCCAGCTACTCTTTCTTGGTGGTGAGAGAAAACTGCAATGCCTTCAACGGCATCGTCAGCTACACAAGCTTCATATTGATTGTCGTTAGTCCCTCGCTTAACGGCAACACCTAAAGCAATGTCGCCACCTTCAACGAGTCCACTGTCAATCTGGCGAAGAGAAAAGTTCTCCGCAAGCATTCCGTTAAACCCAATATCAGGGGTTTGATCATAAGTAGTTTGAACAGTCATTATTTAACCCCCTTATAGAGTTCTTTATCTCTTTCCCAAGCTTTAGCTCTAGCGTCAGAAGCTTTTTTGAAAACATCGTCACTGGAATCTTGGTTTTGAATCTTGTTGCCAAGCTTATCAACGTCTTTGTTCTTGTCTTCGGAGTCTGCATTGAAGTCTTCAAGTGCAATCTCATATCTCGCGTCGATGTAGTCCTCGGACTTGCCATCAAGAGAGATTGAAGGACGTAATTTCTTGACGACTTTACCCTTAATCTCGACTTCGCTAAGTCCGTCTAGGTTAGTGTCACCAAGAACCTTGGAAGCTTGAGACTCAAGTGCTACGCGCTCACGAACGGCAGACTTGAACTTTTCCGCATCGTCAGCATCGTTTTGAACTTTAAGCTTAGACTCAAGTTCATCACGACTAGCGGTCAGTTTCTCAATTTCCTTGTTTTTGCCACGAAGCTTTCCTTCCGCTTCATCGCAATTGGTTTGGAGCGAAGTAAGGAGCGAATAAACATCGTCTTCGACCTTGAACTCCTTCCCGTCTATGTTAAATACCTTCACATCTTCCTCCCTAGGGATTTTATCGTCGATTGAGAAACCATCAAGGTTGACAGTTTGCTCCTTACCGTCTAGTAAAAGTTTGCAGTTTTTCCCACCTCTAGCATGTTGAACCAGCGAAACGTGGTTCACTTTGATATTGCGTTGGATACAGTCGTAATTTTGGCCTTTGTAAACGCCAGGTGTGAAATCTAGTTCGCATTGATAGCCCAAGCTAACTTCTTTCTTGCGTCTACGTTTAATGTCGGTTATGGTGTCTTTATTGAATACAACCAAACGTTGCTGAATGTACTCCTCGGAGTCAGTATTCTCTGCCTTGATTTTCTTCGGCCTGTCCGAAGCCATGCCTACTATGTAATCGTCAGCATTTTCAGGAGTAACAAGTTCGTCGGGGTGATTGTTGGTGAGCGGCATTCCATGAAGACTTGCAAGCATTGACTCTGTATGTTCTTCTGCAAGCCTGAGTTGCCTGATAATGGCGACTTCCCCAGTCTCGGGGTTGACTTTCTGATAAGTAAAGATGCCTGTTCGAGTAAGATTTGCTACAATGGACATGAACCCTTGAGCATTTTCCTCAACATCTGATTCATCAAAATTTATATAGTCAACATTTCTCATGCATTCCTCTAGTTTAGAGTTCAACTGACAGAATAACCTACATCACCTATCGTACGCAAGTGGAACACCGATACAGTGGTACACTATTACAGTGAAAATTTAAAGGCCATCTAAAATATCATCCTCTTTGTCGGCAGGATTTCCTTTTTCTGGGTCTGAAACGGCTCCTTTTCCGGTTTCAGCGGTCCTTAACTCCCTTTTTCTACCTTCTTCAAGGACTGTCTCGTAGCTATATCTGCCAGTCCCAAACCGAGAATTTGCGACTTCATCCGGGTCGTAGACACCCATATTGATGTATTTTTCATCAATTAGGGCTTGTTTTTCCCTCGATTTTGCCGTTGATTCTTCATCTTGCTGGAACAATGGGTTGAATTCGAAGGTTAGATCTTGCGGTTTTTCTCCGGCACCTGTTTGTTCGAACAACAATTCCACCAATAGCTCTATGGGACCGCGAAGATGGACCTCCTGCATACTCTTAACTGAGTCATAGTAGTTAAGTGTTTCAGAAAGTCCCGTTGCACCGAGTCCTGAAGGACTGTTACCCAATAATCGAGTGTGCGGTATGTCCGAACCAGCCACAAGGCGTTGAACGGTAAGGTCTATAAGGTCTTTACCTCCTGCCACGTTAGTTGAGACGTTTTGGAACTCGTCTTCCTTATCCAAGACGATAGCTCGGGTTGTAGACCGCAATAAATCAACGGTTTGAAGCTTTTTGAACACTAAATCATCTTGATCTTGCGCTAAAGCTTCGGAAAGTCCTTCGATACGGTATACTGGCTGGTTGAAGTCAGAGATTATCGTCGAGATTGAATCATGAGTAGTCGCATAATTGCGAATAGCATGCGCGAGGTATCCATAAATTGAGTCATGCCAGTAGTTGTTTCGCTTGTAGAGGCGAGTCGGGAGGTGGACTCCATCGAATCTGATAAGTCTTGAGTGGTGAATTTTTATGCGCTCACCGCCTTCTGCTATCGGTCCTTCGCTTGTATTGTAGTAGTAGTACTCTGGAACACCGAAGTCTGGGGAAGAAATATCGGAAATTATCTCTGTAGACATAATATCGACTTCATATCGGTCTATCACATAAAGAGAAACAACTTCCTTGACCTTCGCAGGGTCCAGAGGCTTGTCTAAAGCCCTACCGTCTTTTACGTTGATGAAAAGAAGGGAACCTCCGTAGATGCGAGACAGGTTCCAAGCCCAAGAAAGTTTCGGCCAAATTTCAAGCCTTCGAAATTCTTCTTCGAGATACTTTATCACGGTTTCCTGTTCGGCAGACTTATCCATGTTCCAAGTCACGCCTTCCCGAGTGCCATCGTAGGGGATAAGTCGTGCGATCTTGTTACCCATTTCATCGCCTGCATACATCGAGTCAGCGTCCGATCTAGTCGTAGGCTGCCAAGTTACTTCTGAATAGGTGTTCTTGTCTTTGGAAGTACCAAGGCCAGTTATTATATTCTGCCACCCATCTAAATGACTTAGTGCCTTTTCCTTAGTACTCATTTCACTTACCTTTTTTAGCTCTAGTTTTTTCGCCATTTCTATCTCCACTATTGGCCTAAAGTATTTTCAACTGACTCTACACCCTACATACTGTACCTTATAGCCTGCTTGAGATAAAAATATAAGGAAATCACAGTATGTTGGCATTACCTAAGTTTAAAGTACACGAAGTCGCCACAGAAAGCGAAATTTCAGCGGCCAGAGATCACTTAGACTGGCCTCATCAACTTCTGTCTGTCCCTTCTGTTTGGAGCAAAACACAGGGTAGTGGTGTGACAGTGGCAGTGTTAGACACTGGTGTAGACCCTGACCACCCTGACTTACGCGGTGCTATATCAAAAATGGCAGACTTCACAGGAGATGGCATCGAGGACGAGTCCGGTCATGGCACTCATTGCGCTGGGGTAATCGGTGCAAGGTTAAACAGAGTTGGTTTAGTGGGTGTTGCTCCTAAGTGTAATCTAATTATCGGCAAGGTGCTAGGCAATTCAGGAGGTGGAACCTATGATTGGATTGCAGACGGAGTTGATTGGGCTGTTGACCAAAATGCAGACATTATCTCAATGTCTTTAGGAGGTCCGGGTTCTAATCACAGGCTTTTCAAGTCGATTCACTCTGCATTGACTAAGGGCAAGATAGTTGTTTGCGCGGCAGGAAACTCAGGGACTATTTTCTCGAACACAGTAGGCTATCCTGGTAAGTATGGAGGTGTTATAACCATTGCCGCTCACGATGTTCACGGAAGGGTCACAGGTTTTAGTAGTAGAGGAGGGGAAGTAGACTTTGCAGGTCCAGGTGAAGCGATTACTTCTGCATACAGCGACGGAAAATACGCCACGCTTAGTGGAACCTCAATGGCAACGCCTTTTGTTTCTGGCATTTGCGCTTTAGTCATGAGTGCTAAACCTGGTCACATAAAGAACTGCGAGGACATGAGAAACGAACTTATGAAAATGGCAGCACACCCTGGATGCCATGACCCATCGTCAGGGTATGGACCACTTAACGTGGCCTCTTATTTCTAACAACCGAGAAAGTGCCTTGTTGCGAAGCCAGCGGCAAACGTAACAAGGTCTACAACTACCGCTCCCATAAGCAACGTGCCTTTAGAAAAGTCTGGGTCAGATTCTATTTCACCGAAAAATCTCAGGAAAAGTATTGTAAACATTGGTCCCCCGTAAATAAAGCTGTAAGTAAAGCCCACTTAGCCATTGCTTGTAGATGGCGTATGCCTTTCATTTCCATAAATCTGTTCAATCCCTGCGAGATTGAGTCAACTATATCGTCATTATCTGCATTTGGAAAGCTTATCATTTCTTCAATAATCGTCTTACTCAGTGGGGAGTTCATCGGTAGAAGGAAGTTTCCAGCTTCAAATATAGGAGCTACAGAGTGAAGGCGTTCATCCTTCGAAGCATTTGGATTTACCTCGACAAGATTTGGCACTTTCCGCTTTAAAAGAGAGACGATTGCAGGACCGTTGGCCTTTCCTTCGATTAAATGAGTTTTACATGCAGGATATTTCTTAGCCATTGCTTCGATAGCGGCAGAAGTTTCAACAACATCGGCTTTAGCTCGATACATATCCACCAAATAAAACTGATTGCGGTACTTACTTAAAACAGTGCCTACAACATAGGATTTACCCGTTTTCTTAAACGTCAAGTCCCAACTAGTAACTGTATGCGCTTCTCGCCAGTTGTGAACGTCAAACGGTAGTTTGTGGTAGTACTGAAACCACTCCTGTTTTATAATGTTACCGCCTTCAATTACAGGGCTTTGTTGAAACAGGGAACTCCAAACCCTAGTACCTACTTGACGTTTGATTATTTCGAGTCTGTCTAATGGATATTTTCCTTCCCATAGAGCTTCACCCCTACTCCGAGGGTCTAACGGGCTTTTTATTGATTCTTCTGTGGCGATTGCTGGTAAAGATATCACCTCCCACTTCTCACCCCCGTATTCGATCTCCTCGATAAGCTTACCGCTAAGATCTTGCTTATGCCAACGGGTCTGACAAATGACAAGGTTTGCACCGCCTTCAAGTCGCGTGTAGAGGGTAGAGTTATACCAGCCGAAAAGCGCTTCACGCATAGTTTCAGAAGTCGCTTCCTCTTCATTCTTAACAGGGTCATCGACAAGAATAAGGTCGGCACCCATACCTGTAATGGAACCTCCAACACCTGTTGATAGCATATCACCTCCTTTATCAATGACTTCGAAGAAGGAAGACTGGCGTTTGTATTTATTATTGTCAGGATGCTCACGACTAAAATTAGTGTTCGGTATTAAGGTATCAGGGAAAACATCGTGATATTCTTTCGACTCCATTATCCGCTGCACGTCACGACTAAAGTTTGTTGCTAGTGCTGCCGAGTAGGAACAAGCAATGATTTGATTGTTAGGTAGTCTGCCTAAGTAGAAAGGAGGAAACCTTCGAGATACTAGCTCCGATTTTCCGTGACGCGGGGGGAGCCAGATCATTACCCTTTGATCTTTCTCGTAGACTAACCTTTCAAGCCTTTCTATTATTACCCTGTGATGCCAGTTGAATTGGTAGTTTGGGAAGGTGTACTTTACGAAGTCACCGAAGTTTTGATAAGCAGCTTCCAAGGTGAGAAGCTTCTCATACTGTTCATACTCCTCATCACTCATGTTTGATATTGCGTCTAAGTCACTGTCTGTTAGGTTCATCGTCGTCCTGCTTGATTAAAATGTAATAAACAACTAAAGGAAAGACCCATACTAGAAAAACAAATACAACTATGTCTAACGCTGATAAGCCTTCCATTTATCTCACCCCTCCTTTTCTTCCCCATGCCTAATACCCCAAGTCTTCTTCCTTCTAGTATTCCATTGGTTCACGAACTCACGCTCTGTAAGTTCAAACTTTCTAAACTTTAACCCACACTCACAAGCTATTACAAACCCTCCATGCATAAGAGATGTAAAGTCTAAGTGTGTGTTATAACATAAAGGGCAAGGCATAATATCCACACTAACTCCAAATATTAATACAAGATTTGATTGAGAGGAATGTATAGCCATTCTCAATACACTTCTTTTTAGCTAGCTTTATGGCAGATTTTATATTTGCAGAAAAAACGATTGCATCGCTGAAACATAATTCCCCCCAGCCATCCCTATAGCTAAACTTACACACATAGTTCATTTCTCTAACTCCTAAACTCTAAAGCTATCGAAAGCCATAGCCAGAAGAAACCGATAGACTTACTATCGTCTGAAACATCTATAGCCACAGTCGGAAAGATCAAGAAACATCTATAATCCTTCCAAGTGTTTTCATACTTAATCCGCATCTATAGCTTCCTCAGATTTATAGCATTTAAGCTTTAATTCATGCTCCCTGTCTTTCTCTCTCTGACAGTTGATAAAGATTAAAACCGCTATAACACAAACAAATATAGTGTCACCCATTATAACCCCTCCATGAAATCGTCTTCAATTGGTTCGGACCTAACTAACTCTACCTCATTTATTTTAGGTGTATTTTGCGCGAGCGCTTTTTGCTCCTCTTGCATCTTGACCTTTTGGTGTAGCTCCTTAAGCTTTTGAAGTCGGGCATATCTAATACCAGCAGGTACTTGCATGTGAGGAGAGTCAGAAGTAACGTGAACTTCAGATCTTTCAACAACTCCATACTCACCCATTAAAAATTTCCAGGCGACTACATTACCACCCTTCACCATTTTAATGCCTTCTTTCTCTAAAAGCTGTAGCCTTCTTTTTTCTCCTATTTCTCTTGCCTGTCCAAACGAAGGAAACCTATCACACCATTTCCTTAAGGTTGAATAAGCAACACCTTCAGGTGTGTCGAACGACATGAAGCTTAACCCTTTAGATAAGTGGTCAAGCAGCATTTGATCATACTCTGGTTTATACTTACAGCTACTCCACCTTTTCTCAAGTAGCTTTAC